AATGCCGGCTGACGACATTATCAAATTGTGTGGTAAGTGAAATTCAAAAGAGCACAAGCGAGGGACAGAGTAATGGGTCTAGATATGTACGCCTATGTAGGCAAGCCTGGTCAACGTGATGAATACTTTGAACAAGATGGGTTAGAGTACGACGGTGTCAACTATGAGTGGGTTACGCCACCAGGTGGCAAGCAACCTGTGCATAGTCTAGCACAGTGGCGCAAGCATCCTAACTTGCACGGTTGGATGGAACAACTCTGGCTACAGAAAGGTCGGCCAGGCGTAGACCTAAAAAATTATCCACCCGATCGGGATCCAGCCTTTAATGGCGTTGAGTTTGAACTAAGTTGGCAAGATGTAGATGACTTGGAACGAGCAGTACGTTCAGGGAACTTGCCTGAAACTACAGGATTCTTCTTTGGTAAGAATTCTGACAATGCATACTTTGACCAAGACTTGAAATTTTGTGTTGATGCAAAGGCAGAAATTTTCTTGGGTCAACGAGTGTTCTACAATTCAAGCTGGTAATATGAATCGGGGTTTGTAGTGAAAGTTGAAATCATATTTGATCCAGGGAAATATCCCTATCGTGCCGAAATTAAATGGCATTCTTCTACTGATTGGAACAGTGCGGAGGCATACAAGTGGTGTGAACAAAACTTTGGTCACAGAAATGACAAGTATGAAAATCCTCGTTGGTATGGCAACACTAGATACTTTACCGGTAACTTTAGGTTTCGTGACAAAAAAGATGCTGAATGGTTCTTGTTGAGGTGGGGATAATAGATGACAAAGTTGCGTGTTGACATTCGTCCATACTTTCCTCGTATAGCTAACTACTATTGGGACAACTTGGATCCAGCATCTGATGGTAGTATCTGGGTTTGGCTCAAGCGTGACTATGATATCGTCAAAATTGGGTCTATCGGGGACAGTAAAGAACTATGGGTTCATTTCCCTGATGAAAAGATGCTAATGTGGTTTAAGTTGAGGTGGCTATGAATGTATTTCGCAAAAAACATAAAGTACTCGCAGAGGATTATAGTGACAGAATCATTCATACAATGCTTAGTAGAAACACCGGCGTATATAGCAAGAGCTTTTGGAAGTTCATTAAGGCAGAGTATAACGGTGAACAAGAGTTTAGTTGGCCCAAAGAGAAGAACTATATCGTGTTCAATGATGAAAAAGACTACATGATGTTTCTTTTAAAGATGTGAGGTGGATATGAGATTAATGTTAGGTACAAAAGACAAGCCAAGTTTGCTGGTCAATGTTGGGCAAGAGTACTCACCTACACACTTTGACTTTTGGGTAGTTAATGGTGCATGGGATGGCACATATACAAATGGATATGTCACAGTACATCATCCTTATAATCCACATTCTAGTCTTGACAAGGTAGAAATACTGTGCGACAATCAAGACAGGTTGCGTAGCAGTGGTTGGTCGGGTGGCTATCAAGAAGTGTTCAATAACTTTGACAATGTTGATTATGTAGCACCTAAGCCTAAACCAGTCAAATATCCAGATAACTGGGACGATGACATTGCCTTTTAAGGCTTGACAATAAACACATTTGGATGTATAATATACACATAGACAAGGAATACACATGACAGCAAGTTGGATTAATAAGTTAAATGAATCAGATAGCCGTCTTCACAAAGAAGATGTAGTGAAGCAAGCACTTGAGGCTTGCGTTCTCGGTAGTATCAATGCCCAAACTTTCTTAGGTCTAGCTAAAGCATGTTACAATCCATACGTAACATTTGGTGTCAAACAAATCCCAGACACAGCAGGTATAGTTGGCGCTGAGAACCCTTGGCAGGATTTCAATGAACTTTTGGTTCAACTCTCTCAGCGCCAACTTACTGGACATGCTGCTCGTGATGCCATTGCTGACATGAGTATCCGATTTGATTCAGAAGAATGGAACGTATTCTGCGCCGCAGTACTACGCCGAGACTTGCGTTGTGGCATCTCGTCAACTACTATCAATAAAATCTGTAAGAAGACTGATTGGGAAATTCCAATCTTTGGTTGCCAACTAGCGACTAACAGTGAAGGTCGCCCAGAAATGAAGGGCATCAAACGACTTGAGCCTAAGTTAGATGGTGTTCGTTGTCTGATGGTGGTCATCCCGGCCGATTCAGGCGAAGTTAACGTTGTCGCATTTAGTCGTAACGGCAAAACTTTTGATAACTTTACACACATTGAAGACCAGATTCGTGACAACTTTAACAAGTTGGTTCGCGCGGCTGCTACATCAAATCTCAGCATGGGCTTTGTGATGGATGGTGAAGTGATTGGCAATAGTTTTCAAGAATTGATGCGTCAAGCACGCCGAAAGACTGACGTTCAGGCAACTGACAGTGTTTACAATGTGTTTGACATTCTTCCATTGAGTGCATTCCGTGAAGGTCATTGGAATGCTCAGTTGACTAAGCGTATTGCAATTTTAGATTCAATTCGTCCCGTAGTTGATAATATGTCAAGTGTTGAATTGTTGCCACACATCATGGTTGACTTGGACACCGCAGCAGGCAAAGACCAACTTGAACGTTACGCACAAGATAACGTCAAAGCAGGCTTTGAAGGCATTATGATTAAAGAAATGGAAGCTCCTTACGTATGTAAGCGTAGCACAGACTGGATGAAGTGGAAGCCAGTTATCACAGTAGACTTGGAGGTTATCGGTGTTGAAGAAGGTACTGGTCGCAATGAAGGACGTTTGGGCGCATTGGTTTGTGCCGGTGTTGATGACGGAAAAGAGATTACTGTTAATGTTGGCAGTGGGTTTAGTGATACAGACCGTGACGCTTATTGGCGTGATAGTCAGTTTATCATTGGTCGTACTGCCGAAGTAATGTGTGATGTGATTACACAGAATCAAGATGGCACATATAGTTTGCGATTCCCTCGCTTTGTTCGTTTCAGGGATGACAAATGATTGAATATACTGAATATGAGAAACTTGCCTTGCTTGAAGAAATTCAGCGAGGTGACAAAGTTGTTATCCCAACCAGTGTTGCTCATGCTGAGTTTATGTTGATGGTGGCAAATGCTTATATCAATGAACACAAAAAAGAAATGTGGAGTAACCTGACACAATGAAAACACAAACAGTTACAGCATACGATTGGCAAGAAGATGTTGAGCCAGTGCTTCGTGCTAACTTAAACGAACTACTAGTTGCTAAAGGTATTGAACCATTAGATGAATTATACGGTGGTGCGTTTCTAGATGGCAAGTGGGTTGGCGTTAGTGAAAGTAAAGACTATCGTAACTATTGGCATGCCTATGTTGAGATGTGGGGTGAGCGACTACATAACGACAGTTATCAAAATGTTTGGTTCAATGATGCCGATGATGACGAAGAATGGGTTTACTGTAAAGAACAATTACGCGAATGGGCTAACCATGTCTATCGTCAGTATAATCACACTGACCCTAACTGGACAGATGATTTGGTCACTGCTATGCGTAAAGTAGTGAAAGAACATTTCCCTAAAGATGACGTGCATGGTGGTCACCCTGTTGTATTTTGGTGGTGCTGGTAATGAACGAAAGAATTGAAAAACTTGCTAGACAAGTAGAGGCAGCATATATTCCTCGTTACGATATGTGGCAAATGGATTCAGAAACAGTGGAAAAGTTCGCCAAGTTGCTTATTGAAGATGTGTTAAACGAAGTTAAAGAACGTGCGTACTACACAGGCGAGAGAGATTGGAGCGATGAAGTGGATCGCCCTTGGATTCAGTTAGAGTTTGGTTATGGCTCACTAGCCGATGCACAGAAAGGGATTTTCAAATGAACGACAAAGACAAAGAACTGTATCAAATTACATGGACACAGGAATACCCGAACTGGGGTGTTTCACTTGACGAGCTTGATGAACTTATGTTAGAATACTCTGACATGAAAGAAGCCAACGAGCTTATTAGCAAGATTAAAGGAATGTAATGGTACAAGTAGTTAAATCAGAGTGGCATCAAATTGAACGCCGTTTCAGCATCGACCTCGATGAAAATCTGTTAA